CTTTGCCAAGCTAATTTTTTCTGGTTGCGTATTGCCAGTTTTTCTGGTGTTAGCCATATTTCATTGTTGAATGAGTATGACCAGAATATCATTCCGTCTTCTCTTGTGTCGCCTCTGCGAAGTTTTCTCATACTGGTATTGCCCAGCTATGGTCGGCAAACAGAAACGCTTCTTTGCCTGGGAAAACCTTGGAAACAGCATCATTAACAGTCTGCATATTGTAGTCGTGTCCAGACATAATCCCGCCAGCCTTCACCTTGGGTAGCCAGCCTTGTATGTCTTGCAACGCCATCTCATGCTGGTGATTGCCGTCAATATAAACAAAGTCAATTGATTTATCTGGCACTAGAGCCAGCGCATCTAAACTTTTTTGCCGAATCGTAGTGATGTTTTGTTTGTCTTTAATCCTTGCCAGATAGGACTGGTACACCAATTCAAGACTGCAAGAGTTGCTTGCACAGTCAGCATCATCATATCCATCAATCCAAGGATCAACGGCGATGACTTGCTGGAAGTAATCGGCAAATATAATTGTCGCTTCCCCGCCGTATACCCCAACCTCAACTGCCTTATCACAGGGGCAGTGCGCTTTTGCAAATTTACCGAGTGCATGAAGTGCGTCTTGTTGCGACGCTGAACGCATTAAGGGTACGCTCAAGCAGGCATCGGCGCGGCCTGTTGCATCGGCTGACCTTCAGTAGGTGTTGCCCCTACCGCTTGCCCTTGCTGGCGAGTGTCTGCCTTGGCCGCATCACGAAGCTGTTTCTGGATAGCGCGGGATGTGTTGGGATCGATCTGTTCCAACGCCTGCAAATGCTGTTGTAAGTGCGCCATTAGAACTTGCATTGCACTCTGGTCGACCGGCTGCTGGCGCAGTTGAGCCGCTTGGTTAAATGCGAACAGAACAGATATATGCGCTTTGTGATCGTCGCTAGGTTTGATTGCGACTGGAAATCCAGTAGCGAGCATCGTTGCAATCTCAGTCGCTTGATCTTCAGCTTGGTCTCCAGAAGCGGCTTGCGGATCTTGGAAGAGTCTGCGGACCAGCGAGGGATCGTCTTGTTCAAGCACCGACTTTACCAACTCGCCTTGGTTGACAAAAGGATTATTTTGGAACATCTGCATCCGCGCTACTGACTTCTGCAAGGCAAACTGGCGGTTGATGAAGTCCAGCCCGCCCTTTGGCTCAATCGAATACTCAGCGTGGATGCCGTCTGGAACCATCTGGCCAGTCTCTTCAGCATACCTAAACAGCAAGTCCTCTTTGGCGTACTGCACATAAAGCGACCAGCACTGCCTAAAGAGGTGTGACAGGCTCATCCTAAAGATGCGGTTACGCAGATCGCCCGAAGCAGCCGCTTGGGCTTGGATGGCGGCAACCTCAGTCGCAGTCTTGCGATCCGAGATTTGGTACTGCGAGCTAGCACCCATATCGAACTGACCCATGCGCTGTTCAGCCGACATCTTCTCATCCATCATCAAACGCTGGAAGTCGAAGGGTGGTTGGCTAAATTGTACGGGCTTTAAGCCTTGGGGCAGGATCTGCCCAGGTTGCATCTTCAGATTGGCCGTGTTGAGCGAGATCGGATTCTGTGCTTCAAAGACGGGTCGGTTGGCCAGTTCAACGTAGTCGCTCAATGAGTTCTTGAGTTTGTTGAGCAGGTTCTCACCAGGGAGGAGGATTTCTGCGACTCCTCTGGGACTGTACCAACCGCCCCCTGTCAACTCATAGGGGAAATCGACAAAAGGTGGTTCGCCGTGTTCGTAAGGTAAGGTGAAAGGTTTTCTAACATCCGTCTCCACATCCAGCGGGCTGTAGGTTTCAACCTTCCAGCCGTCCTTGGACGGGGTGTAAAGTTCCCACAAGATGATAGTATCATTGCCAGACTCCTGCGTAATCCCCTCACGCCTGTAAATCTCATCTTGAATCTCGCTGCGTAAGCCAACCGATTCGTTAACCTTACCGCTGATGCGTTTGACAAATTCCTTGTCCTGCTTGTAAAGCGAGTTGGTCTTGTAGCTGTCGACTGAAATAGAAATGATGTGAACGATGAAATCTGCATCTGCCAAGTTCTTGCAGTAAGCCGGTACGACCACGTGGAACGGGTCAATTGCCTCAAACGCAATCTGCTTCTTGTCCTCGTTCCAGACTACCTTGGCTAACCCACGCCCGTAGAGAAGCAAGTTGTCGATGACCGAAACAATCTCTTTCTGGAAGTTAGACTGCTCGCGCATCTTGTAATCAAACCAACGCTCGGCAGATACGGTAATCGGGGTTAACTGCTGGCGCATCGGGACAAAGCTGGAAAGGATGTCATTGCCAATTGCGCTGTTGACGAAGCTAGGTTTTAACTTCTCAATCGCGCCGTCAATTAGCTGAACGTGAAGGTCAGCGGCGGTAGGCCAAGGTTTAGTCTTGCGCCTAACCCCAAAGTATCTGGCTTGGTAAAACAACCGCTGGCGGTTCTCCCAAGTCTCGCGCTGGTTTAGGCTATCAATGATGCGCTCATGATATTCAGCGCGGCGGGTGTATTTATCGCTCATTTGTTACGCTCCCTACTCAATTCAAATGACAGATCGTTGACGTAATGTAAAGCACGCTTTGCCCAAGCGCGTACTTTTGGATCAGCAGTACGAACAGCAGAATAGTTTTCATCTCGCATTAAGGACTCAACTGCCCCCGTTGTGTTTGTTACTGGTGTCGTTGTTGCGCAACCACCAAGACTCATTACGCAGATCGCCGTCAATAGCATCACGGTTCTTGCGCCAATCGCCTTCAAGGTTCTGGGTGCGCTTGTCTTTCCAACCTGGGATGATGCGAAACACGGCTGCGATGATCTCAAGGATTGCACGCAGCACAAAAGATTATTTGATATTTAGCCCGACTGTCTTCAAGAAATTTACGATCTTTTCTAGGAAGCTGTCATCGACGGGGGTGGGGGTAAGTTTAACAATGATGCGTGCGGCCAAGACAACGCCACCAACAGCGGCGACAATCTCTTGCCAGTTTGCGGTAATCCAGTTCCATATATTCATAGTGTTTATCCTCCTGCGTCAAAACCAGCCATAACGGGGTCACTCGCCTCCGCCATGATCTGACTTAACATCCGCCAAGTTGGACGCTCGGTGGGGAAAGTCAAGTCAAGGTTAACATTGCCACCACTTAAACACAAAGCAAGGGCATCGGCTCGGTCGGGTGAGGCTAGTCCCCTAGACCGCATCGAGTCCTTAGACTCCACCCCCAGCTTGCCCTTACTGTTGGTTATCGTGCGCCGACAGGTTAACTGCGCGGTTAAGTCCTCGTCTTCGGGCAGTATGATTTCAGCCGCCTCAATCTTCTTAGCCATCGTGTACCACATCTCAGCCGCCCTATTGGTATACGCATCGGTGTCGTAGGCAGTAGAGCCAAAGTTAACTCGGTTAACCTCCCAGCCCGACTCAGCCAACGCATCGCACATCGGCATACCCAACCCACTCGCATCCGCATAAATGTCTTCTGGCTTTAACCCAGCTTTCTTAAATTCCACAATAAACCTACCCACCGCAGACATCGTATCCCTTTCGCGCCATGCGATCATGGGTAGCACCTTGTTGCCGTCACTTATGCAAAGCACGTTCTGATCGCCACCCGCAGCAAAGTCTACGCCAGCTCTGCGGGTTCCAGGCTTAAAGTCGGGGGGTTGGTTGTGGCAGTTCTGTAGCTGGGTCAAGCTAATAACCAAGCTCTCCGCCCCTATGTCGACAAACTCGCCGTACACCATTGAGCGGGTTAGAGGATGCTTCTCACCATACCGCTGCACCACTTCCTCAATCTGCGCTGGTGTGATGTGGGGGCAGTCAAAGGCGGTGACAGCGTGCTTACTCCACATATTTGCCTCCTTGGTAAACGCTCGGTAGAACGCGCCACTGGTCCCGCCTGGGCTGGATGCGATTAGCAAACGGGTTGGTTGACACCGGCTGATAGCCTCAAACAGCGGGTCGGCTACGGTCTTGGCTTCGTCCACCACCATCAGCAATGGATGGTATTCGTGGTCTTCAGCGTGCCAGCCTTCAGCACGCCCTGGATCGGTCGCTGAGTAGCCTATAATGCGTGATGTGTTGCCGTTGGGGTGGAGGTAGCGGATCTCGCCAGATGTGACCTCCCATGCCCCGCCGAGTTTAGAAATGTGATGGCGCAGGCTAGGCCAGAGTTGTGATTCCACCTGACGGAACACGCCAGCGGTCGTGACAGCGATTGAACGTTGGTAAACGAGAGCGTGCCATATCAAAGCGGCTGCAATTACGGTGCTGGTCTTGCCGGAGCCGTTGGCTGCACGCAGGGCTACGCGACAGTCCTTGGGTTCTAAATCGCGTAACACCTTTCTTTGCCAGTCATACAGATTGATGCCAAGGGCGTTAGAGGCGAAGTTGGCTGGTTTGGCAAGGTCTTCTAGTATCTCTTCTTGACTGCGTTTTGGAGGCTTTGGCATAGGTGCAAGTTAAGACCTCTTTTTGTTTTGAGCCACAATTATTTGGGGGGGGTTATGCGTATTAAACGGCGGCTGGGGGCGGTAGGGGGGGCGTGGTGGTGGGCGGATACTTGGCAAGGCTTTCTGCTCTAGGCTTTCGCCTTCTCATGCAAATTTTTCTAGGCCTAGGAATTTTTATTGGTGTTGGTGTTACAATAGTTTGCGTGCCATCTGTCGCACAATAGCTATTGTCTCGAATTGGTAGCAATGTTTTGGGGGTAACATCTTTGCACTCAATCACTTGCGCTTTCTTTTTGCCTGCTATGCCTGCGAGAAGTGAGGCTAGGTTTCCGCTTATGCCGTGCGTAACGTCTTGACTGACTTGGAGTCGCGCTGATGGGATTGCATGGTTATAGATTCTCTCGGCCATCCATGCCTTGGCTTGCCATGATTTCGCGCCTGCTAGTTCGATGTCACGCAGTAAGGAAAGCTCGTGCTTTTTTCTGGCGGTTTCCACTCTACGCGCAAATTCAGGCTTTCTACTCGCCCAAGTTTTAATC